ATCGTGATGTTGATGGACTGTTGACCAGGCAACACCGAACGCGCGCCGTCGTTGTCCTTGCAAACTGTTTCAATCATGTCGTTGGTGATGTTCAACGATGCGTTGGTCCCGCATGCGATGAGGTCATACCCTGGGGTCGGTGTTACCCCGTCGGATATGTACACCCCGACGAGATTTCCTTTTACTGTTCCTGTGGTTGCCATGTGTTATTGTTTGGAGGTTGTTTTTGGTTTCGCCTTGCTTCGGGACCGCTTTGGTTTGGGCGCATCCTGTGCGGCCTTTTCGTTGCATTTTTCACACGGTTCATTTGACTCATCCTCACACGGACATTTGTGTGTCGGTGGTGGATTGGTCACGGTTGGATGGATGATCGCGACGCCCTCATCAATGAGGCGGCGTCCCATCACCTCATCGTCAACGATGATGGTGTGTCCAACTGGCCATTTGCGGCCCTCGGGGGTGGCGATAATTTGGAGTTTCACAACACCAAAAATCCCACCTTATGGATGGGATGAGGTTGACGGTGTCAAGTTCATTTGCAACTGAAAAAATTCAATTGTTTCTTTGATAAAAACTAACAATGAAGTTCATCACCACCTTAGTCCTCGCCTTTGTCCCACTGCTTGGGTTTTCCCAATATCACTACGATTGGAAAGACAACACGCCACTTGATGAGTTCGGAGATGCGCTTGATATTGTTCAAAAGGATATTTACTGCACCGGAGTTTTCAGTAACTCCGCGACGACGAATTCGGATTTGCTTGTTCGGGTCGTACAGGAAGACCAAATCATAGCTTTTGAATTGTACGAATACAGCAAGACTCCCATGGCGCGATTGGTTTTAACTGACGGTCAAGGGAAAATTAAGGTGAAACGTGCTGACAAAACAGTTGAGGAATACGATGCCTACGCAATGAAAACCGGCGGTGTTTTCTTTTACCCACAGGTCGGAAGTGATTTTGTCAACCTTGTAAAAAATGGTGAAGGTGAGGAAATCACCGTCCTCATAAAGCAGGACGATTTTTCCGATTATGGCATGGCTTCGTACCGATTCAAATTAAAAACTCAAACTGAGGAATGAAAAACATATTCTTTTTAGGCCTTATCGCACTTATGACTTTTGGTTGCCAGGAGGAAATCGGTGTCATCGGCTGTACAGATGAACTTGCGTACAATTTCAACGCTGACGCAGAAGTCGACAACGGAAACTGCCAGTACATCGAAGGATGCACCGATCCAGCGGCTTTGAATTACAACGAATACGCCATGATAATGGACGGTTCATGCGTTTACGAAGGCGAAGGCGGCGGGGAAACAACGGAAAATCCAAACGACCCCTGCGAAGGAGAGGATGTGCTGACATACCACGGTTACGATTACCCCTTGGTTGCTGTTGGCTCACAATGTTGGATGAAGGAGAATCTGCGGGCAGTAATCAACAATGCGGATTCAGCCTTGTCCTTTGCAACAATTATGACAGAAGGTGTTGATTATGAAGGCGGTCAAGTTGCCTTTTACGAAAATGATGCCTCAAACATCGATTTAAGAGGGGTGCTGTATCGAAATGAGAGTTATGTGATCAACACAATATGTCCTGTTGGATGGCATCCATCCAATTATGATGACATGTTATTATTGTCAACCGAATCGAATGTCGAACTCGTAGCCTTAGGGCATCGCCTGAAAGCAACTGCACCTCTGTGGGACGGTGTCGACCAATTCGGCCTAACGTTTGTCCGTGCGGATGGAGTTGTAGGCTTTGCGAGTGACCCTACATTTTACACCGACAACACTGCGGCTTTTGGATCAACACAAGGTGAAAAGTTTGAAATCTACGGCACTGGGGTATTTGGAATGAGTGCAGGGGGCGCAACTTATTGGCCAATTCGCTGCATCAAAGAGTAATCAATTGTGACCGAATTGGGCCGTCCTTTTTACCGTGCCGATGTCAAGTTCTGTGTTGAATTTTCGTATCTTCATTATCATGAAAACTACCATTTTATCGCTTTGCATGGCATTTGCCTTTGCGCTTAATGCCCAATTCATCCCACAGCCTATGGGGTACAATCCAGACTCAAATTCCGACGGCGCAATTGGCTCTGAGGATTTGATGGGGTTGTTATCGTTTTACGGAACAGAGTTCGACAATGGGGACTCGTTAGTAACTGAGAATTTGTCTTTTACAGCAGCAAATTATTACGATGCATTTTGCACTTCCTCTTCCGGCGGGGGCTACAGTTGCGAGGAACGAGCTTGTGACAATTTTCCACTTGAACCCTTACAACTTGGTAATGGTGACATTTTTTACATCAATGTCCCTGAGTTTGGGGGGAATGATTACCCTTGGTACCCGGACGCCACAGGCTGGGGTAGTTTTTGCGTCACCTTTCCTGAAGTAATTGGTTTTAAGAGCATTTTGGTCGTTTTACACTACGAACCATCAGCTTGGGGTGACCGGTCAATCCGATTTTACTCTGAATCGGCGTTTCAAAGCATTCCGTTTGACTCGTGCGGAGCTTTCATTGATTCTGACGTAGAAGTCATGCCCTACAACCAAGGTTATCTTGTACAACGCTATTTGGTTTTCATACACACGCACGATGGGAGATGGCTCAAGGGTTGACTACAAACTCGTGAATTTTAACTTAAGGGAACACCGACTCAATCATGCGGCGCCTGTGCCGTTCGCTTTACCGTGACGATGTATTCGGAGATGGTGACGAAGGTTTCGTCCTCGGCTGACAGGCCCGTTTCCAGGTCGTCAAATCGGACCTCCAATTGTTCCCCGTTTACGGTCCCGACATATTGGTCAAGCTCATTTCGGCAACTCATGGCGAGGTCATACGATTGTTTGGGGTTGTCGCTGTAAGTGGACACCTGGATCGTGATGAAATCCAAATCACTGGATTGGTGTTTGGTTTCATTGGTTTTGATGTCAATGAGGTCCACAACGATCGCGGGCAACCCTGAACCCTGTTTCCTTTGGACGGGAAAGATTTGTGACGTTCCCACCGCGTTGGCGATGGTCGAATCGTTTTGTAGGATGGCGACAATTTCTCCGATCATTGGATGACGATGTTGTTGATTTCCTTGGCGATGCGTGTTTCAGCTTCACCCGCTTTGGTTTTGAATGCCTTATCGATGAACTCCACTCCCCTCACCCCACGACGTTCGATTGACTTGACACGGATGGTTCCGCCCCCTGGGACGAACACGGAAAATTTCCCGCGTTTGGCCGTGTAGGTTCCACCCCTTGATCCGAGTTCCACGATGTGGGCATATGGTGCGCCCTTCTTGCCACCCCTGGGTCCAATGATGATGTTTTCCCCCGCGGCTCGGTTTTTCTTGCCACGCCTGGTGGCGATGGATTTGTGGAGGCGGCCCGATCGTTTTGGGGCCAATTGTTTCATTTCCCTTTTGATCGGTGGCGCGCCTTTGCGGAGAATCTTGACCGCACCTTTGCGGCCCAATTTCCCCTCCAATCGTCGCAACCGTTGGGACAACTTGTCGACCCCTTCAATTCGAATGTCACTCATCGTTGTCGCGGCGTGTTGTGATGAGTCGATGACCACACCCACGTCCAATGGTTTCAATGGACTGGATGTCATAAAATGCGCCCGCGTATGAAATGCGGTCCGTCACCTCAACATCGGTGTTTGGTCGAATCGTGAAATACACGCGGTCCACATTGACCCGTTGTTCGGCGGATTGGGTTTCCCGTCCACCTTTGAAATTGACGGATGCCCAAATGGTCGATTGGTCCACATATGTCACCACCGAATGGTTCCAACTGTCATTGGTGACGGTTCGTTTTTGGTGGGTGATCCGTTTGTCGAGGCGGCCAATGTTCATGTGAATGATTTGAGGCGGTACGGCTCCATCAAATACCGCGAGGCCAATGGAGTTTCAAACGTTTTGAATTGCCCGACATCTTGTCGGTTTTCGTATAAATGGCCGATGATTAACAACATGGCGGCAATGAGTGCATCGGGTCGGTCATCATTGGTGTATCCACATGTCACGTCCACCCTCACGGCGTTCAACTCATCGTTGATGTCGGTGGGAATGGACATCATCCGCAACCGTGCGGGGTATCCGATCCCTTCGATTTGATAGTCGATTGCGGGAATGGTTTTTCGGACATCCTGGTCGTTCATGTATGTCACCCCATCCGTTTCGGTGTTGATGTTGAGTCGAGGTCCCGCGTGGAGGTTGATGAACTCATCGAATGAGTCGAAATAAAAATGTCCCGTGGTGGTTTGTAGGAACGCGCCCGTGTACCCTTCGACCAAATCTTGGGCCACTGAAATCAACGTCGTGATCAACGTGTCATCGGTTGAGTGTTCCACCCTCAAATGGCTTTTGGCCGTGGCGAGGGTCACCACATTCAACGCATCGGGAAATGTGGTCCGTTGGAATCTCATGGCGGCGGAATACGTTGGGCGATGGTATCTCATGGGTTTGGGTTAGGGGTGAAAAAAAAGGGACCGACCAAAACGTCGGCCCCCTTTCTCAATCATCATGGTTGGTTTTACGCTGGAGTCGCGGCGGCTGTCAATCCTGCGAGGACCTGAACCGATCCCGCACGACGGACATTTGCGTCGGCGTACATGTTGGCGATCAAACGGATGGTCCCTTGGTGGGCCAATGTTAGCGCGTCAATCGTGACGTCCAATCCTCCGAATTTTGCAATGAACAAATCCGATGGATCAACAAAGAAAATTGGACGGAATGTAGTTTCGTCAGCCGCGTCCGTTATGCTACTGAAATACGTTTTGGCGATTGCTGTTTGCGTCGCCACGTTTGTGGATGCGAAAACAGGGTATCCCAAAATTTCATTCCCAACATTCAGGATTTGACCACCCGCGGATTGTGACACGCCTTTGAGGTATGCCGCCATCGCGGGGTCCATCAACAAGGCGAGGTTTTGTCCCGCGGGGTTGTTCGATAGGAACGCGC